AGGTACACTAGATTCAGCCTGTACGATTACGATAGCACCAAACACTATAAGTAGGATGCAATTTATTGAGAATGGTACAAGCGGTTCTCAAGACATAATTATTTCACAGGGTAGTGGAGCTAACGTAACGATTCCTGCGGGCGATGTAAAAGCTGTTTATTTAGATGGAGCTGGTAGCGGAGCAGCAGTAGTAGATGCTTTTACTGATTTAAATTTAGCTGGCACTACTAAAATGGCTGGATTCACTTCTAGTGTTGCTTCCACAATAACAACAGCAGATAACACAGACACACTCTCTCTCATATCTACTGATGCAGACGCTAATGCTGGTCCTAATCTTAGAATGTATAGAAACTCTGGTTCACCAGCCGATGATGATTTTTTAGGGGAAGTACAATTTGAAGGTAGGAATGACAACTCTGAAGATGTAATTTACGGACAAATATTAACAAGAATAAGAGATGCTTCTGATGGTGCAGAAGATGCACAATTAACACTAAAAACAATGGTAGCTGGTACTGCTCGCAATAGGCTTGAGTTTAACGAAGGTGAGGCTGTATTTAATGATGATTCTGTAGATGTAAACTTTAGAGTTGAATCAGATGGCAACGCTAATATGTTATTTGTCGATGGTGGAAATAATAGAGTAGCAATTGGCAACGATAGTCCTTCACATCTATTAGATGTAAGAAGTAGTTCAACGTCAGCAGATAATTTTCTTACTGTAGGCAATTCAGATAATACAAAATTTTTAGGTTTATATGGTGGAACTTCCTCTAATGCCTTACCTACAATATACGCAGATTCTACATCAACAGCTTTAAGGTTTGCTTTTGCAGACGATACTGTTTTCAATGGCTTTAGTGAAAAAATGCGTCTTGATTCCTCTGGAAACTTAGGCTTGGGGACTACGAGTCCTGCTTTCACAAATGGTTCTGGACTTGAAATTGAACGTGCAGGAATAGCAACACTCAGAATAGAAGACACAGGCTCAGGTGGTAAACCATTAGAAATATTTGCAGATGATTCTACGGGCTATCATATTAACGGATTGGGCAGTGGTATGCCTATGATATTTAGTACAGTAAATTCAGAAAGGATGCGTATTACTTCATCAGGAAATGTTGGTATAAATTCTACTGCTACAAATGCTAAATTAGAAGTAGTAGCCACATCGGGAGAAATATTCAGAGCAGATGCTAATAATGGTGCATTTAGGTTAGTAGCTAACCAAAATGAAGTTTTTGCTAGTGTAATGCGTGTAACTGCGGGAGCACTTTCCGCACCTAGTTATTCTTTTGTTGGCGATACATCTACAGGCATGAGTAGACCAACTGGAAGTGCAATAAATTTTGTAAGTGGTGGTACAGAAGTAGCACGTTTTCGCTCAGGCGGTCTATCTATAGGTACTGGCGATGCACTAGATGCAAATTTAACAGTCTTTGCTACTCATACAAATGATAACGTAGGTATATGCAGTATAAGGTCACAAGGAGACGATGAATCAGCCTGTGCTTTATCAGTAGTTAAAGCATCTGCTAGTACATCAACTTCTAATATATTAATTAAATTTGGTATAAATAACTATAACTCAGGTGCGGGTATGATTACTGTATCTGGAGCAACAGGAGCTTTTGGTTCTTTCTCTGATGGTAGATTAAAAGAAAATATTGAAGATTTACCTTCACAATTAGGTAGCATCATGGCTTTAAGACCTGTTAGCTTTGACTATAAGGAACAAGAATATGGTGAAAAAGACCAGATAGGTTTTGTTGCTCAAGAAGTAGAAGAAGTTTATCCAGATTTAGTTGGTGAAAATGAAGGATATAAGATTACTTCTGGAATTAATAAAATGGAAGCTAGGTTAATAAAAGCTATTCAAGAACAACAGGAACAAATAGAACAATTAAAAACTCAAATAGAAACTTTACAATAAAGGAGAAAAAATATGGCAATAAATTATACTTGGGATGTATCTACATGCGACACTTATCCGACCAAAAGCGGTAAATCAAATGTAGTACATAACGTGCATTGGAGACTAAAAGGTACAGATAGTTCCAATAAAGATTCTGATGGTAATTCACAAA